GTAGAAGAGGTTACTCATATAAACAGATCCAATAAATATAAACTTGCTATGTTTATAGATAATGCTCCAAACTATATACATATAGAATTCCCTTTTATTATAGACGAGGATTCAAACAAGGGCGATATGCTTGAAATACAGTCAGCAGGAGCTTACCTATGACTCCTAAGCTAGACCTATCCTCTCACATAGCATCTCTCCGCAAGGCAGAAGCAGCTAAACCTACAGCTAACCGAGCTGATAACTGTATCCTGTACTGGGGCTGCCTTGCTGATAAGAACTATCTCCCTCAGCTTAAGTCTTGTGTAGGGTCAGCAACTACCTATGTCAGACTCGAAGCAGTAACTACCATAACCACTGTACGCATGTACTGCAAGCAGAAAGGTATTACTCGCATCATCTCCAGCTCTCCTACTCTGCTACAGAAACTCTTACACTGGGATAAGCGCCGTGCACCTAGCCTCACAGATTATGCAGGCTCCTACTTTACTATACCTAGCTATGACGATAGTAATATGGAGATTGAAATAGTATTCATCCAGTCTCTTAAGCAGCTTGTCACAGTTCCTTACGGGAAATTTATGGCTAAGCGCTTAGTTACTAAACTTACTAAACCAGAGAGCTGGTATACCCCCACGGAATTTACAGGGTTTGAAATACTTACTGCCTCTAACGAAGCTACTCTCTTCACCAAATTCTTAGATGCAGACCTAGTTTGCATTGATATTGAAACCTTTAAAGAGAACGCTACTATTCGCTGTCTCTCTTATACTGCATTCTTTACAGCTATTAATACCTCCTTCTCTGTAGTTCTCCCTCTTGATTCTGACTATGCGCTAGCTATCATGCGCAAGTGGAACTGGGAACTGCAGGCTCCTAAGATCTTTCAGAATGGGAAGTATGATAATGCGTACCTTACCCGCTATAACGCTCCTGTTTATAACTACCTTTACGACACAGCAAACTTCTTTCACTGCTGGTATTCCGAACTCCCAAAAGACTTGGGCTTCCTCAATTCATTCTTTATCAGGAAGGCAGTCTATTGGAAAGATCTGGCCGAAACAAACGATCTTTATGAATACTATCGTTATAATGCGCTGGATACCTGGGGTACAGGTAATGCGTTTCTAGCTATGCTACATGAAGCTCCAGCCTATGCAGTGCAGAACTATCTCATAGAGTTCCCTCTTACATTCCCTTGTCACTTATCAGAGATGACAGGCATAGCTAGAGACATGGACAGACTAGAACTAGCTAGGAAGCAGCAGCAAGAGATAGTAGATAAGTACAGCAAGCAACTAGATACTATCTTAGATATGCCGGCAGGTCATAGCTTTAATGTGAAGTCTTCTCCTAATAAGAAAGCTTTGTTTAAGATCTTAGGTTGTGGTGATCTTAAGCAGCAGGACGAGAAGAGTATTAAGAAAGCTATGTACCGTCACCCATTTAATGCTAGAGTACTGCGCTTGGTACTTAAGATTATTAAAGCAAGAACTCTTATTAGTAACTACCTGACAGCAGGTAAAGAATTCTATGATCAGGACGGAAATAATCCTAGGTACCTATACTCTCTTAATCCTCATGCTACTGATACCAGCAGACTGGCTAGTAAGTCTCATCACTTCTGGTGTGGAGATAATGTACAGAAGATACCAAGAGGTACGATAGTAAAGCAGACATTCAAAGCTGACCCTGGCTTTGCCCTTTGTGAAGTAGACTTAGCACAGGCAGAGTCTAGGGATACAGCTTACATCTCCGGCGATGCACAGCTTATAGAGAATGTAGAACATAGCCCTGACTTCCATTGCTCTAATGCTAGCGGATTTTTTGGTGTACCTTTTGAAGAATTGTATGATGTTGCCGCAGGCAAGGTATTAAATAAAGATCTGCGCCAGTTAGGTAAGCCAGTAAACCATGGAGCTAACTATAACATGGGAGCCTATGTTCTTATTGATACTATGGGCGAAGAGAATATAGTTAAGGCTAAGCAGCTACTAGGGCTGCCGCGCTTCTGGTCTTACCTGCAAGTTGCACAGCACCTGTTAGATTCATTCCATAAGCTGTATCCAGGAATTGAAGGTACATTTTATGCAGGTGTTATTGAGGAGATAGGTAAGAGTAAGATGCTGGTTAGCCAGGCAGTACATCATCATTGGTCACAGGCAAAAGGATTGACTACTGAAGCTCCAGATATGTTATACTCTTATCCTGAACTTGTAGGCAAAGCTTGGACTCGCTACTGCTTTGGTTCTCCCTCTACTAACAAGCGCCATCTCAATGCTTACATAGCACACCCTCCTCAGTCTCTAAATGCGCAGACACTTAATAAGTCCTACCTCCCTGTATTCCACGACATAGCAATCCACCCTAAGCACTCTCCCAATTTTAAACTACTAGCGCAAATCCACGACAGTATTTTATTTCAGCACCGTATAGGACATGAGTACTTAAAAGATATGGTTGTCGAGCGTATGCAAGTACCTGTAACCATTCGTGCTTATGATAATGTAATTAGAACTTTCTGTGTTCCGGCTGATGCCAGTGAGTCTGGGCAGTACTGGTCAGAACTAAAATAAGGATAGGTGACAGCTATGAGTAATGACCACTACACTAGAGTAAGTAACCTAAACTTAGATAATGAACTCGACGACGAAGGGAATGCTAGCTTTACAGTCACTAGCTGCTCAGAGTATCAAGCTATGGGAAGCTGCTTCTTAAATAAACAAGAAGCTACACAGCTTATCGGACACTTAGCTGATGTTTTTAAGTTTACAGAAGACGAGCTTCGTGGACAGTGTTGCTTAGAATATCCTACAGATCAGACTTTAAATAACTACTGGGAGCAGGAGCCTAAGGATGGGTGAGTCATCTAAGCCATCTAAGCAAACTGCTGATGACTTCATCAAAACTTACCTTGCCTACACCTCTCAGACTGAGTGTCCTACTTTCTTCCATCGCTGGACCGCGCTAACTTCCTTAGCTGCATGGATTGGTAGAGACATATACTTTCCTTTTGGGCATACTAAGATACATGCGAATATGTATGTAATGCTTGTAGGTCTTGCAGGAACTAAGAAGTCTACCGCGATTAAGATTGGTGCTAAGCTTCTGAAGCAAGCAGGGTATAAGAACTTTGCAGCTAAGAAAACCAGACAGGAAAAGTTCCTTGTAGATATGGCACATATCTCAGGACTTGTTGGCGGGGTAGTATCAGCAGGAGGTGGAGTAGATGATGACTGTATACTAGACAGCAATCTCTTCGGAGATGATGCACTTAATGCAGACAACTTACCTCCCGCCGAAATCTTTGTAGCAGCTGACGAGGCTAATAACTTCTTAGGTGTAGGTAACTTAGATTTCATGTCTATCCTTGGCGAACTCTGGGATATAGATGAACCTTTTGATTACAAGCTTAAGAACGATAAGTCAGTTACTATTGCCTACCCTACTATAACCCTCTTAGGTGGCAATACCTTTGTAGGGTTTAATAAGTTATTTCCTCCTGAAGCTACTGAACAAGGCTTCTTCTCTCGTATGCTTTTCATCTATGCTGAACCTAAAGGCAGAGAGTATACTATCCCTCCTGATCCTGACCCTGAGATACAGAAGAAGTTACTCCTGCATCTTGGTGAGATTAAGCAGGTAGTTAAAGGTAAGGTAGAGATTACTGATGATGCTTATGAGCTGCTGGATAAGATATATAAAAGCTGGCCCGGTATGGATGATGTTAGATTTGATAGTTACGAGAACAGAAGGATCATTCATCTATTAAAAATAGCTATGCTCACTATGGCTTGCAGGTTAGACATGATTATTACACGGGATGATATTCTGGAAGCTAATACTATTCTATCTTATACCGAGCACTTAATGCCTAAGGCTCTTGGTGAATTCGGTAAAGCTAGGAACTCTGATATTATTCATAAGGTTATGGGAGTTATAGATGCAGCTATGAGTGCAGATATACCTAAACCTGTAACCTTTCAAGGTGTATGGAAAGTAGTCTTTGCTGATCTTGATAACAGGAATCAGCTGGTTGAGATCTTAGGTAGTTTACAGGTGGCTGAAAAGGTGCAAGCAGTAAGCACTGGAGAAGGAGGTACAGGTTATCTTCCTCTTAAGAAAGTCAGAGAAGAAATGGTAGCAGGTTCTGTAGACTGGAACTTGCTTACAATTGAAGAGAGAGAACTGGTATGAGCACTGAAGGTAAACTAAAGCAAGTACCTGGACTATACCAGCACTATACTGGTATGTATATGGATACAGGTTACTCCCAACATATGCGAGCAAAGCATATAGAAAAAGAGTTAGCTTTATTGCACGAGCTACATCAAGCTAGCAGGCAGTTGCTTCGTTATAATGGAATTGATAGAGAGCGAGCACAGGCAGTAGGAGAGAGATTAACAGCAGCTACTCATGCAGTAACTGATTACCTTAACAGCGAAGAGTACGACGACGGAGAGCCTGATGAGTAATAACCTGTGGGACCCTAAGAAATTCGAGATGTTCTCAGAAGCTCGCATAGCTATCATGAAGAAGACTAAAGAACACCCTCCTTTAAATACCTTACTTCTTCAATATGATCCAGCTAATGACTGGCCTGCTATGATAGGAGAGATTGCAGCTTACTGTGGTGTAGTCTTAGATGGTTACTACTCTCAAGCAGATCTGGCAGGGTTGGAGGATATGATATACCAGAAGCTTAGTGAGGCTAGCATGGTGTTAGGCTCTACTCCTATAATCGGAAGCACTAAGGTACACTGATAGAGAGTACAGGTTATGAATATTTTCTTACTTAATAAAGATAGCAATGCTGCTATGTCTCTTATGGCCAAGATAAGTAAAGCTACCTTTGCAGCTGATGGATGTATTATTAAAGTCACTAAGAAAGAACTGAATGTAATTAACTCTGGAGATCTTATAGTAATAAGAGAGCATCCAGAAGTAGCGAGGTATAAAAAAGCACTGGAGAATATAGCAGAGTATGTACCTTATGCTTATGCTCAGGAGCTAGCTAAGAATGGACTGGATCTGGAAGCTAAGATGATAAGGGTACCTGCACCAGTTTATAATTCATCAGACACTAAAGAAGAGGAGACACCTAATGGAGCAGTTTAATGAATCAATTCCTGTACTAGATCATGGTCTGGTACGCTTAGTAGATCATATGGGTAGCGACCTATCCATTGTTCGTAATGCCAGAGTCTCTTATAATGCAGAGTGGCGTACTGGAGAAGATGCCGGTAAGGATGAGAAGCTTATTAACTACCTATACACTAATGGACATAACACTCCATTCGAATGTGTAGTGTTTACCTTTGAAGTTAAAGCTCCTATCTTTGTATTCCGTCAGTGGCATAGACACAGGACTCAAAGTTTTAATGAGGTCAGTGCCAGGTATACTGAACTGCCGGAAGAGTTTTATGTACCAGCAGAGAGTCAGATTACTATGCAATCTGTTAGTAATAAGCAGATGCGTACAGATAAACAACACCCCTTATCTAAATACTATCAACTAGAGATAGAAGAACAATGTAAAGATTCGTTTATTACTTATCGCAGGATGATAGCAGATGGAGTACCCCGTGAACTGGCTCGCTTAGTACTCCCTGTAGCTACTTACTCTCATATGTTTGCTACTGTAAACCTACATAACCTATTCCGGTTCTTAGGTGAGCGATTGCATCCTCACGCACAGTATGAGATCCGTGTATATGCTGAAGCTCTGCTACTTCTGATTGAACCTATCTGTCCTGTAGCAGTTGCAGTATTTAAGAAACGTATGGCAGGAGAACCTAATGAATAACTCTACAGACAATCTAAAAGGCACATCCCATCCAGCGCATACTTCTGAATCTGTTACTCAGATCATAGCTATTACTGGCTATGCTCGCTCCGGGAAAGATACTGTAACTGAGATGCTCATTGAGATCTTCTCAAAACGCGGCGAGACTTGGGAAAAGCTATCTCTTGCAAGCCCTCTTAAGGATATGCTTAAAGTAGGCTTAGGTTTAGATGATAAAGATCCACGAGCTGAAGAATTATATGGAGTTAACTACCGCACCCTAGCTCAAACCTTAGGTACAGAGTGGGGCCGTAATATTGTCTGTGAAGATATATGGACTCGTATTGCTGAGCAGAGAGCTAAAGGTAAGAATGTAATCATCTCTGATCTGCGTTTTGAAAGTGAAGCAGACTGGGTAAGAAAGGCAGGAGGTGTAGTAGTTCACCTAGAGAGAAAGGACTTACAAAGGATTGCGGAATCTAAACACAGCTCTGAAGCAGGGATAGATATGCATCATGGGGACTATAAGATCCTTAACAACTGGAATATCAGGGTACTGTATGATACCTGTGAGCAGGTAGCTGGTGACTTAGAAGATATCTTAGCACATAAGTTAGCTTGGGGGCTGGAAGAAGATCAATTACCTCACCCTATAATTAAGGGAGGGCAGGAGGAATTCAACCAGCAGTACACGCTAAACCCTAAACCAGAGGAGCTAGATCCAGATGATATTACTGGCTGGAATCTAGAAGCTTACTATGCTAAGCACGGGAATATAGGAGACTGCCCTACTCAATGTAATAGAAGAACTCCTGCTATGACTGATCCTACCTGTGGGAAATGTCAAGGGATGAGGAAGGGAAAGAAGGAGCATATTCAGGCTAGCAACCCTAGTCATGATTGGGGCTGAAAATTATTAAATAAAAAACCCTAGTAACTATTACAGCTGCTAGGGTTTTTTATTACCTATAAGAAAGTCTATTCCTACTCTGTACCTTCCGGCTCATCTCCTACTACTGGCCTCCCTCCCTCTGTAGTAAAGTCCCTAAGCTCCTTACCTCCCATGATCTTCCAAGTTGATCCTTAATCTTATTAGCTTGGCTCATATTAGCAGTCTTATACAACTGAGTGAACCATTGATTGAACTGTTCACTCTTCCCTCCAGCAGAAGCATACTGCTCAGCAAAATCATCTATCTGATCCTGACTTGTTTCCTTACCTGCAATAAGCGTAGTCTTAATTGCTTGTCCTATTACCATTCTCTTCTTAGCATCAGCTAATGCATAAGCCTTAAAACGATAAGTAGCGTCAATAGCAACAGCTTCATCAAGAGGTTTACCACCAACCATACGGGCCAGATTTGCTACAGATAAGAAATCATTAGCAGCTATCACATTGCCTTTCTTGCTGGTACTATAGCTTGCAGCCTGCGGATTCTCTAACCCTTGCAGTGTCTGAGCTAGTCCTGCTAGCGGTCTGCTCAATCCATTATGCTCCAGTCCTTGCAGCAGTGTAGTAGTTACATCACCCCCAGCTGCAAGCTTACCTGCTGTAGTAAATAGATTCTTAAAGAACTTACCTGAAGCTTGCACAATAGGTACTGAGCTAGGGTTGGTAGGTACAATGGTTACATGCCTGGGGTTAATGTCGCCCCGAGTATACAAATTAATCTTAAGGTCAGGGTGAAGTAAACCTAAGGCATTAGATGCTGCCCCATACATAATCCAGTCACCAGCTTCCTTACCAGCTATCCCATAGACTGTATCATAAGCATCACGATGCTCTTTATTACCTGAAGCAGTACCTACAAGATGTGTATTCAATGCATTGAATCCAGGTAAACCATTCATACCATGGATAGTACCTTGCAGAGCTAGCAGCGTCATACTATCCTTAGCGTGACCTTCACCTGCATGACGGAGAAGCTGTTGAATAAGATTAAACTGATAGGTTTGGAATAGACCAATAGCCTGTCCTATTGGGCCTTGGAACATCATAGGCCGCTGAGCTGCTAGATAGTTACCTTGAGTCCGGTTAACAAAAGTATTAATATAAGCAAGCGCTTCCTTAGGTTGCATTAGTCCTCTGGTAACTGCTACATCAGTAAGCTGCTTCATAACATCAGCAGCAACAAAGCGGTTAAACTCTTCAGCTAATCTGTTACCTGTCCAGCGCTCCCCTTTGTTAGCCAGATCTCGCAGGGAGGTGTGTAGTTTGTTAACCCGCGAATCCCAGCTAGCTATAGATTCTTTACCAGTAAATGTAATACTATCCAAAGCATCTCTGTACTGAGAGCTGATAGTAGTAACATAACCATTATCCTTATAGAACTTCATCTCTTCGCTGTTTCTGTTAAATTTCTTAATAGCGTTAGCAATAAGCTTCTGAGGAGCCATGATCAGTTCATCTGTACCAGGTACCTTAACCTTAGCAAGCTTAGCTAGAGCACCTACAGCTTCAGCATCTCCGCGATTAATAGCCCTGACTACCGCCTGAGCTTCTGCACCTAAGAGTACAGTAGAGGATACAGCATTGTTCACTGCATTCAAAGCATCCCAACGGAGAACAATAGTAGCAAGTATACTGTTAGCTTTCTGAACTACAGAGCTAAGTGCACCTTTAGCAGGTTCAGCATTAGCAAAGATAACCATAGACTCATCGTAAGCTGCTCCCTTATAGCCTCCCTTCTCCAGCATACGATTAACACTTGCTAGTTCTTCAGGAGATTTAGTAGTCTCTACTACAGCAGTTGCCCGCTTAAGCAGCTTAGATACAGCAGCGTCTGCCATCTGATTAGGCTGTACCCACCAAGGATAGTCAGAAGTCTTTCTTATTCCTAGCGCAGTTTTAATATAATCTGCAAAGGGATTCTTAACTGCATCATCAGCAAACTTAAGCAGGTTAGAATCAGAGAATCTGGAAGTAGCTACATCAGTAAACTCCTCCCCTAATCTCCTCAGCTCCTCAAACTGAACCTCGTATTTAGTAGCAACAGCTTCTCTTACCAGTCCTGTCTCCCGCTGCATGTGCCAGCCGAGCATATCAGATGTAATCTTCTGAGGATCAGTAGCTACTAGGAACGGGGCGCTAACACCCTTCCTGTGAGCTTCTACATCTAGATAGTTATTATTCAATGTCTTCTCATAATCCCAGGTACCACGAGAAGAGTGATAAGCTTCAGCTTCATTCTTAGTAAGAATCTTAAGCTGCGGGTTCTCTTTAAGTTTCTTAATCATACCGTCCAGCTCTTCTGCACTGGAAGCAAAGAGAGTCTTGCTATGATTACCAGATGTAATGCTCTCATCTATAACCAGTGCAAAATGAGGGAAGTCTTTAGGGTTAATAGGTATAGGATAGAAAGCATCAGGAGCGCGATTAAACTGTAAGCCTTGTGCAGTTCTTATACCGGCTAGTCCATTAGTACGCATACCATTAACTTCAATATGAGCACGCATAAGATCCCTGGTTTCCTGATGCTTAATAGGAATCTCTAACTCCATTGCAGGGTTAGTGAGAGTAGGTTGCTTAGGAGCTGCCTTACCTTGTTCAGCTGCATCAACTGTAGCCTGCTTCCAGCGGAGAATAGCTATAGGCTCAAGCGCATTACCGGCAGCATTCAATCCATACTCTCCTTCAATAGCTCGCACTCGTTGATTAAGCGCGCTCCACTCTACAGCAGCTTCTTGATTGTTACCTAACTTATATAGCAAAGGTTCAAGTGTCTCTCTTGTTCTATTCTTAAACTTCTCAATAAGCCTGCTAGTGACATTACCTATATTCTCTGTAGTAGCCGCGAGAGTACCATAATTAGAAGAAGCAGCAGTAGCAAAACCAGCACCAGCCCCAGAAGGAACTGCTCCAGCAAATACTTTACCGCTATTAATATCCTCCAGTTTCGCATAATCATCGCCTAAGATAACAGCACTAGCACGGGAAGTACCTTCCTGATACAGTCTCTGCTGCTCTTTAATAATTGCCATGTTCTCAACTACAAAGTTATTAATACCTTCGAACTGCTTAGAGTCATAGGTAAGCTTAACATGCTGAGGGATAGCCCAGATATCTACTATACCATCCTTAGGTCTGCGGGAACCTTGAGCAATAAGCTTAGCTGTAAACTCCTCAGCGTGATCCTGCATAGCAAGCATATCTTTAAGAGCATAACTATTCACAGGGTCTCTCAGTACTTCTCCAGAAAGGAAACTAGATTTTACATTAATTATAGCTGCAATCTCCTCCTGTACCAAAGGCTCTTTACCTTTCTTAAGTACAGTAGCAGGTTCGCCCTTAATAGCAAGAAGCCTGTGGGCGAGCTTTAGTTTCTTATCCCCCAGGAATTCCTGTAAGCTATTACCTATGAACTCATCCTTATCTAAGCCAACAAACTTAACATGAATAAGCTCTTCAGGCTTACCTCCTACATCCGCCATTACCTTTTCCATAAGAGGTATATCATTCACATCAATCTTAAGAGGGCTCTTTGCTGTAGGTTCGAACTTAGGTAACTTGCTAGCCCAGATGTAACGAGCATTAGCTTCCAGGGGATCTGCTTTTAATATGTTCCAAGCTACGGCTTTAGTAGGCTTCTGGCTTTTATTAAATACAGTACTAAATTGAAACTTCTTAGACCCGGCTTTAACTCCGCCAAGAGTTACCTTTATCTGCTCACCCTTCTTAAGAGTATCTACAAGAGAAGTAATTCTAGGCTTCTCAGTCATCAGCTTACCTGCTGCTTCACCCCAGGCTTTAGCGTAAGATACCATAATAGAGGAATCTGCGAATTCTTTAATCTCTTTAACAGAGGCTGTACCTTGCAGTACTTTACTCTGTATCCTCTCTGCTTTATCCGCAATCTTAGCCTTAGCACCAAACTTGGTAGCTTCAACTATACCGATAAATGCCGCCTGTTGATCATGTACAGTAGCTGCCTTAAAGGTCTGGAACATAGTCTCTGCTACATCCTGATCCCCGCCAGCTATCTCTCCCATGTTCTTTCTTATCCTGTTCTCCAAGCGAGTAGCTTTAGTTGCAGCTGCAGAAGTAAGAAAAGCTGCTCGCTCAGGAGATATACCTGCAGGGATAGGAGGGATACGACCTAGTTGCTCATAGTCAAGAACCAGGCGCTCATAAGTAGTAGAAGCCTTAGCTGGCTCATCGATGAAAGTCCAAGGGCGGGCTTCAACAGCTGCTTTATCCGCAGCCTTCTTTAAGGAGAAGGATATCTTAGCTGCATCAACTGCACCACCTACTAGGCCAAAGACCCCAGCACCAAAAGCTACATTAGATACAAAGTCACCGAAGTCTTGATTCTCTAGGATAGGGGATTTAAAAAGAGTAGCAGCTATAGCAGTTTCAAAAGCTAAAGCCTCTAAAGCATTCTGCCCGAAACCAGAAGCTACAGCTTTAAGTGCATTCCTGTTTAAGAGTGTAGCAGCAGAAGAATTAGTGGACACTTCTTTAATAGCACGGGAGATGAAGGTCTGCTTTTGTGGAGCTAGAAGACCTAATGCTTTACCTGTATTCTCTCCGAACTTACCTGCACCAATCGCAGTCCTTAAGCTTTTCTGCCCGGCGTTAAGTACTTTAATACCTGCAATACCAGGCACTAGAGAGGATACAAAGAACCCTACTAGATCAGATCCTTCCTGATGCTCTTTATAGAACTGACCTAGATCAGAATCCAGAGCAGAGATAACCTCTCCAGTATCGGAGCGCTCAAAGGTACCTTCTCCAGATACCAGATTACCTACATCAGCAGGGATGTTATACAGCTGGTTAGCCCCGGAAATTACAGAAGTAGCAATGAATTTAGGAATGTTATCTATAGTGTCTACAGCAGCTTCTAGAAAAGTCTCATTTCCATTAGCCGTGTTAAGAGTATCAGCAGCTACCATATAGGCAGGAGTCTGAGATCCAGTAGGGTCATCGCCAGAAGCTATAAGAGATAAGGCTTCTTCATAAGCAGTGCGTAATTCAGCCATGATATTACTTCTCAGCTATAGGAGTAGTTTCAGGAGGAGTGACAGCACTAAGGAGCTTAATAATAATCTCTTGGATTCTAGTGCCATCCATCATATCCACAACAGTTGTGCGGGCCTTAGCTTTCTTAGCTATAGACTCTGCAAGAGTATCGCCGACGTCTTCTATCCCTAGTATAGGCGATATAGAAAGAAGACCAAAGAGAGTAGCAGAAGGGGCAGAGGTAACACCTAGTTTAAGCAGATCCACTCCAGTTATAGGGGCCCGAATCTGAGTGTTATAAGTAGTTTGATTAGGTAAACCTACCCGCCGGAATCCGCCTTGCATAACATTATTATATAGAGCAGCAGCGTCAAAGATAGCTTCAACACCAACAGCAGCAGCTTCAGGAGATACAGACTTAGCTCGTACACCTGCAATAGCTGCGTCTAAGATCTTTTGAGGATCTACCTCTTTCATCTCCATAGCTTTTAATACTTTAGTATACAGTTCGCTACCTACTACTGAGTTCATTGTTTCCAGCACAGAGAAAGGAGGTGCATGATAAGGATTAGACGCATCTCCGGTAGCTATGTTAGCAGCCTTGGAATCCATGAAAGCTTGAGCAGTAGCGTTAAAATCAGAAGCTAAGACTTCTTCTTCCTTAGGTATCTTGCCTGCTTTCTTATATACCTGTGCTTGCAAATCTGTGATAGCTTCCAGTGCTTTAATACCAGGAGTCTGAGTCACATTACCTGAGGGAGCTACAAGCTGTAAACTGGTACCTGCTTCAAAAGCAGTAGCTCCAAGCACAGCATCAGTTGCCCCGCCAAGTTCCTGTAAGCGAGCGTACTTCTTACCTACGTCTCCAGACTGATTAAGACCGAATACAATAGTTTCCCTTTCTTCAATAGGAGCACCTGCTAGAGACTGACCTTTCTGTACAGCTTCTACTAGCTGATCTTCTGTAGTTACCAGATCATTGAATCGCTTAGTGGCAGCATTGAAGTTAGCTTCAAGAGCAAGACGGCGAGGGCCAGTAGTAAGGGTAGTGTCTTCCAGTGCAATCCTGGCTCGGTCTAAAGCAACCTTAGCAGCAGGAAGTTCTACCTGCCATTTCTCTCTGGCAAAAGCCATCTGCTCCCGCTGGAATACCATACGCTCCTGCTTAAGCTGACGCTCTTCTACCTCACCTTCCAGCCGGAACTGCTGTACAAGGTTACTTACATTCCTTGCATCCGCCTGTACTAGGTTACTCATAGCAGTAGCATTGGAGTTAATATTCTGAATCTCAGACTGACTTGCTTTCAACTGACCTTCTGCTGCAATAAACTTCTGGTTAGCTTCAATGGTTCCTGCATTCAGAGTCTTCTTAGTTAGTGCATTGGCGCGGGCAAAGGATTCAGTAGCAGAAGTAATACCGGAAATTTCTTTCTCAGTTTGAGTCTGCTGAGCTTGTGCAGCATCAATCTCCAGGTCAGTTTGGAAAGAGCGGAACTCATTAATGATACCGTCAATGATCTGGATACCAGTAAACTCGTCATCTACGATATCTTGCTTCTCATCAAGCAAGCCAGCTACTCGCTGCTGATCTTCTCTTAGCGTAGTCATAAGATTTGCTTGAATCTCCGCTCCACCGCTAGCTTCAAACGCAGAGATAGTTGCATTTTGTGCTTGCAAGTCAGCAGTGTCTGAAGCAGCTCTAGTAATCTGAGTAGCAGACGTGATATCCCCTATAGCCTCAGTAATGGCCTCGGTAGCTACAC